ATTTTGGAGCATACTAAGGACGAGAAGAAACTCCAAAAAGAAAACGAAGCTTTGAAAGAGAAGCTTGAAAAATCTAAAGAGATATTAAAGCGAATAGCTGGCAAACATGAAAAATATCAATGTGATGATTTTGACGATTGTCAAATGACTGCTGAGGAACATTTGGAAGACTTGGAGGCCGAGAATGAAAAAGATTGAAATGCCTGATTTCCATAAGTTGACGCTTGGGGTGCTTGGCTATGGTGAAAGAAGCAATATAGTTCGGTGGTTCAAAGAAAACATCGAAGGCAAGTATCTCGTTGATGAATCTGAGTTGATAGAAGTTGAAGGCCGTCAATTTGACAATGCTTTGGTTTTTGGCAAGGGCGAGCATGAGATAAGAAATGCAGACAAAAAAGCACATCTAATCAAATCAAGCATTCGGACAATTAAGCAAGATAGTCCAGAGGATGTTTTGAGGAAAATAACTAATCTACACGATAATATTCGAGACGGAAACATAGATGATATAGACGCTAAAAAACTTATTACTAGTCTGATCGAGGAAGCCAAAATAGCATTGGAGAGTGAGCGATGAGTGAAATAAAACCACAAAAAGACCATTATATTGATGAAGATCAATTAGGCGATGAATATTGTCACGCTGTAAAATGCAATGCGTGTTTCAGCACTGACATAGAAGGTGAGCTGAAAGGCTATGGGTGCGAAGGTAGAGACGATTTTTTAGATGAAAATGAAGAATTAGTTTTAGATTTTCAGGAAGCGTATTTTTTAATTGAAAAGAAAAGTGAAAAACTCCAAGCGGAAAATGCGGAGTTGAAATCTAAGTTTGAAATTGCAGTTGATTCATTGAAGAAAATTTCAAGCGGATTGACGACAGATCAGTCTAAAGTTGGATTTAAGACTAAGAATTTGGCTTATCAAACAAAAATGATCGAGGCGTAGAAAACTCGCTAAAGATAGCTGAAGAACTAGCAGATGTAGAGATAATGCTAGAACAAATTGCGCTGATTTTTAAAGTAGGAAAGCTAGTCGAGATATTTAAGCAGGAGAAGCTTGCAAAGCTTTCTAGGTTGATTGGGGTGGAAAATGACCGAGTTTAAAGACAAAACTTTTTTAGAGGTTTTGCAAACCTATATATATGAAGTTGAAAGAGTCACAGGTCAAAAACCGCTAGAGCTTTACTTAGATTGTCGTCTTGAAGACTTTTTTTATCACGATTTGAATCGTTTATGTTTGGCGCAATACAGTAAATGTAAACCAGAAAAAAGCGATAGTAAATTTATGGGTATTAATATAATTTCTTTAAGAGAATTTCAAAAACTCCAAGCGGAAAATGAAACTCTAAAACTTGAGATTAGAGATTTGCACAATGAGATTGAAGACTTGAATGATGAAATTAAAGAATCGGAAAACTAGAAGTTAATGCTATATCATGTATATGTATATATCGAAAAAAAATAGTTTTTGAATGTATAAAGTTGTAAGTATTTAAAATCATTCAATTGGAAATTTAGCTCGTATATACATTTACTAGATTTTAATGAATGTATTCACTAGAAGTTAGTGAATCGGGAGGGGAATGAAATGGGATTAGAATTAAGAGAAAATCCACTAATGCAATTTTTTGAATACAAACATTTACCTGAGCATTTGCAAGCGGTAAGCAAACCCTTTGGTGAATTGGCTGAAAAACTTTGCGAAACAATGGGAAATAATGCCGAAGGTGTTACCGCCCTAAGAAAGCTTTTAGAAGCTAAAGACTGCGCAGTAAGATCTTTGATTTAAATTTAAGGCGGCGTGGGCGCTGTGGAGGACATAGGTCCTTGAAAAGGATCCCAAGCTCACGTCTAGTCTTGAACCACCTGAGTATGTGGAAACTGTGGTGTAGTTGTGCTGGGATTGGTAGCGACACATTTGCAATGTAAAACGTATAGGGGTTCGATTCCCCGACGCCACTGTGGAAAACTGCTCAACTTATTATGAAAAAATTCTTCAAAAAACTATTCTGCAAACATAAATTTATCAAGGTCGAAGGCCTAGGTAGAGTTGAGCTTCAAAAATGCCGATGTGGGGCTTTTAGAAAATGGGATAAAGAGCTTGAAATGGAAGTGTATTAAATAAATTCCAGCAAGTTTTACGTGGAACAACCCGGACGAATTTCCGGGCTTCCTTTTTTAACAACAAAAGATCAGTTAGAATTTTTTAGCCTAGCTAGCTTTTGTTTTCAAGAAATTAGAAATTAAATCTCGAATTAAACGGCCTGTGTCTACGCTTTCATATTTCTTCAAATCCTGAAGCTCACGCTTCATTTCAGGCGTAATTGCCAAAGTAATTCTCTCAGTTAATATCGACTTTCTTAATCTTGGGAGTTCTTCAGTTATTTGCATACCTGTATATTACTTATGGGTGATTTTAATTTCAAAGTAATAGGCAAGTAATACGTTTTATTATTGTCGAGCGTCAGTAATATATAAGTATGAAGTCAGGTAATAAAGGCGGAAGGCCTACGAAGTATAAACAAGAATACTGCCAGGAATTTCTAGATTATTTCAGCGTTGATCCATATAGAATTGAAACTAAACAAATAAAGACAAAAGAAGGATCTTACGAAGTTGAAGAAAGAGTTATAAACGATTTTCCCACTCTTTCAGGTTTTGCAATTAAAATTGGAGTCAATCGAGATACTCTTTTAGAATGGGCCAATGCTAAAAATGAAGATGGCACCTATAAACATGAAGAGTTTTCCGGCATATATAAAAGAGCTAAGGATTACCAAGAGAATTTTCTTGTGGTTACCGGAATGAATGGCACGGCAAATACTACCTTTGCAATCTTCACAGCTAAGAATCTTATTAATTGGCGAAACCAAACAGACGTTAAACTAGAAGCTGAAGTTGAATCAAATTCTACTGTAAAAGTGGAAAGTTATGATTTGTCAGATAGAATCGAACAACTAGAAAAAAAGAATGATTTGCCAGAATCTGACTAGAGATCAAGCTAACGAAATCTATAAAGAAGTATTGAAAGCCAATCATACTGATTCAATGAGAGAGCTTTGTCTAAATGATCTTTTCTTTCTTTTAACAGTTGCCCTTAAAAGACCTGATATTAATAAGCCTTGGCTTTATGATCGCTGCAGGGAAGTTGAAGCTAATCCTAATGGACACTTAGATTTGTGGGCTCGAGAGCATTATAAATCAACAATAATCACCTTCGGCAAAAGTATTCAAGACATTCTAAAAGATCCGAATAATACAACTATCGGGATTTTCTCTCACACAAGGCCAATTGCAAAAGGTTTCTTAGATCAAATAAAAAGAGAGCTTGAGGGGAATACTTTCTTGAAAGGACTTTTTCCGGACGTTCTGTATTTGAATCCAAAAAGTGAAGCCCCAAAATGGTCCCTTGATTCAGGAATCATCGTTAAAAGAGACACAAACCCGAAGGAAGCAACCGTAGAGGCCTGGGGTGTTGTAGACGGTCAACCAACGGGAAAACACTTTAAAATCTTGCTTTATGACGATGTGGTGACAAGAGAATCTGTAACTACGCCTGAACAAATTAGGAAGGTAACAAGTGCCTGGGAGCTAAGTTTAAACCTTGGCTCTAAAGGTGGAGTTGAACGATACATTGGCACGAGATACCACGCAAACGACACTTATAAAACAATGATGGATCGCGGCTCAGTGATCCCTAGAATCTATCCTGCAACAATGGATGGGACTTTAGAGGGTGAGCCTAGGTTTTTAGACAAAGAGACATTGAAGAAGAAACGAAGAGACATGGGGCCTTATACTTTCGGCACTCAGATGCTTCAAAACCCAGTGGCGGATAAATCTATGGGCTTTAAAGATGAATGGCTAAAATTTTATAAATCAATCGAATGGCAGGGCTGGAATAGATACATTTTAGTAGATCCGGCTGGAAAGAAAAAAACAACTAATGACTATACAGTAATGGCTGTGATTGGTTTAGCGCCTGATCAAAACTATTACTTAATTGATTGTGTGAGAGATAGAATGAATCTTACAGAGAAAGCTAGAAAGCTTTTTGAGTTTCATAGAAAATACACGCCTCAAGG